TTATATGTCGCCATCTTGAGGGAGCTTAGGGTAAAGCACAAGTTCGAAATCATCAAGCCTTTGCCATTTTTCTTTCTTATAAACAGCCTTTTCTAAAACTGATTTTAGGAGGCTGTTTTTCTTTTTTGGATCATCTGTTTTGAAGTACAGATCAAGAACATGTTCTACTTGAGGAATTGTATCTTTCTTCACTTTTTCCTTTTTAATTTCTGTCTTAATTTCTTTCTTTAACTTCTCCATCGTTTCAGTAATCTCATTCATGCGATCAGAAACTACATTCGAACGTTCTAAAAACATATCGACAGTGTAAACGCCACGCTCTAATAAATCATGTAAATTATTTTTTTGTTTTTGGACATCCAATAATTCTTTTTCAAGCTTACGTAGTGCAACTTCATTCATTTGAATAACTTGTGTTTCTTTCAATTTGTCATCTTGCTTATGTTTTTCAAAATCAGCTTTATAATTGACATACCATTCTTTTAAAGCCTCGAGTAATCGTTTTTCAATTAACTCAGTATAGCTTGATTTGTTTTCGCAGCCACGGTGTTTACAATCCATAGCTTCTTTTCTATTTTTCGGATAACGTTGGACCATACTGTAACCACATTTACCGCATTTAATAATACCAGCAAGTGGATTTTTAATTCCATTTGTATTGTAAGGAACATGATACCTTGAATTTAATTTATCTTGTACTTGTTCAAACAGACTTTCTGAGATAATTGGTTCATGTTTTCCATCAGCGATAATCCAATCTGATTTATCTTGCCTTGCACAACTACGCTTTACAGCATCAGGACGTTTCACTTCTTTTCGTTTTTGCCACGTTACTTTTCCGATGTATACATTGTTTTTTAATATATCTAAGATACTGTAGGGGTTCCATTCGTTTCCTAACTTACTTTTGTAGCCAAGATCATTTAACTTGCTTCTGATTGCGTTAGCGCCCATATCCTCATTTGCATACCAATCAAATATCATTCTTACGACAGAAGCTTCTTCTGAATTAATCGTTAACGTACGCTCTCGCTTATTTAAACGGTGGATATCATAACCATAAGGCGCATGGGTACCGAGGTAATTACCAGCCTCTACACTTGCGATACGGCCGCGTTGCATACGGCGAGTAATAATCTTTAACTCCTTACGTGCCATAAACGCTTCAAACTCGCTGTATTCTTCGTCCCACTCATCATTAAGGTCATAAGTCTTCCTAGGTGTCATAATCTTCGTATTCGAGCGTTTAAACGTCTCTAAAATGATTCCTTGCTCTTTCATACCACCACGACCTAAACGGTCCATATCCATACAAAGAACAGCATCATATTTGTTGTCTTCAATTTCTTCAAGCAGCGCTAACATTTCAGGACGTTTCACTAAGCTCTCGCCAGAAACAATTTCCTCACGGACAGATAAAACATTTAAGTTCATTTCCTTGGCAATTTTCAGCAGGGTAGAGCGGTGTTTTGCTAAAGTTTCGCCTTCGCCGCGAGCCTCAGCTTCGAGATCGGCACGGGATTTTCTTAAGTAGATTGCGGTTTTCATCGTTAGACCTCCTTGTTAATATCTAATATACGAAAAATGGGCAGATGGAAGAAGTAAAAAGAAAGCTCCTGAAAAGGAGCTATAATAAATTTATTTTGAATTTATATTTACATTGATATCTATGCGTGCATTTGTTTCGATGTTGGTACTTTCATTACTTTGTTGATTTGAATTTACATTTAGACTTATATTCTCTTCAATAATTTGATCGGTTGGCATATCAATTTTTTTATACTTTAAATAAACTTCAGAAGAAAAATCGCATACATAGAATGTTTCTTCTGAAGTTGCAGAAGTTTCATAAAGAACAGTTCGATCTTCATCAATAATATATGCATGGATAAGCTCGAGCTTGCTGAATTCCTCTTCATCTATAGTAGTTACGATATACTTACTCTGAGGTGTGTTTCTAGTCTTATAAAGGGATTTCATTAGAATTAGACTATATAATAAAACCAGTGGAATTATAATGAATAATGCCGACCAAGATTTATATGTTGTTACAATTAGTAATGAAGGTATGTACCAAAGTAGGCTAAGTATTACATTTACTAGGCCTATTCTCTTAACAAGAGTGTATTTTTCTGTAGGAATTGTTTTTCTACTGGCATAATAAACAGTAAACATAAACATTATGGTTGAAAGGATTACAAGGATACTTATCCAACCAGTCATAGCATTAACAGTAGATTTAGATAAGGAAATAAATTGTGAAATGGTAATCAATGGATAAAGATAAAAAGCAAAAAATATTAATAAGGCCTCCATTATAAATTTAAAATCATTTTGTTTCTCTCGTTCAGCTTTACTTATAAAAAGTTTATCAAATTCATTTGTAGTCCTATATTTAAGGACAAATTGATATATAACTACAAGAAAAGTAAGGGTAGCGGCTAATCCTCCTAACCCTTTGAGTACATTGGATATATCACTCATAAAAATCATAACTCCTTTTGATAATTTAATAAAACGTTTATTGCTGTAAAGAATCAGTAATAAACGTTATACATTATTGGACAGTAACAAATTTCGTAAAGAATGCCTTACGCTTTGCCTTATCATACACGTATGGGTCGTTAAACTTTTTAACCCAAGACTTGTCTTCAACTTTTAAATCTTCAATCTTAAATCCAAGATATGAATTCAAAGAATTTCTATCCAAGCTAGTGCTATATGTTTTCCCATCGAATGGAAGAGTCATTTTTACCGTATTTAAATCTGGAAACTGTTTTAGTAATCTAGCAGGTTCGCTTACAAACATTTTTTCAATAGCATCTCCAGTTGAAAAATATTGTTTATATAGTTCTTCTGTGACGTTACTATCTGGTTTTGCTGATTTATAAGATGCAAATGAATCATGGAATGTAATTTCAGCTTCTTTATTATTAAGTTTCATATCCTTAATGAAATTTCCGCCTCTGATGTTTTGGGCATAGGAAGTAAATTCTTTTTGTTTTTCTTCAGCCTTTTTTTGTTCCTCAGCTTTTTGTTTCTCCTCAGCTTCTTTTTGCTCTTTAGCTTTTTGTTTCTCTTCGGCTTTTAGCTTGTCTTCAGCCTCTTTTTGCTCTTTAGCCTTTTGTTTCTCTTCGGCTTTTAGCTTGTCTTCAGCTTCTTTTTGTTCTTTATTTTTTTGTTTTTCTTCGGCTTTTAGCTTTTCTTCAGCTTCTTTTTGTTCTTTATCTTTTTGTTTTTCTTCGGCCTTTAGCTTTTCTTCAGCTTTTTGTTTAGCGAGAATTTCTTGTTTTTCTTGTGGTGTCATGTTCATGTTAACTACAATTAATGAAATGATAGATAAAATAAAAGCTATACCCGTAACCTTAAAATATTTCTTAGTGTTTGGTTTCTTTTTTAAAAGAAACACCAAGGATGTAATTAGTAAAATTAATGTGGCTATCATTGCTATTGCAAATAGAAATGAGAAGAATATTTTCATCTATGTAACTCCTAACTTATAAAGTTGTATTTAAAATTCATATTAATAGGTTTTTAAATGAGCGAAATTTTCTGGAATCCCATAGATTTCAGCTACTTCTTGAATTGATAGATTAGTATCTTGATATTCAGAAATCATTTCATCAGGTAATAAGAGCTCGACTGCAAATGTATTTGCTTCAATCTCTAACCGATCTACAGAATACAGAGTTTTATTTCTTAAAAATGGAGTATTTGCTTTTGGGTGTAATAGGGCATGTCCAAGTTCATGAGCACACACAAAACGTTGAGTAGTTTCGTCGATTTGATTATTAATATGAATGAATTTAAAGCGTTTGTATGTGTTGTAAAAACCAAGAGTATTCCCAAGGTCTTCAAACAACACTATAATATTTTTTCGTTTAGCAATTTCAAATGGATTTGTTGTTTCATGTTTTTCTGCGATTTTGAGTGCGTATTCTTTAATGTCCATTTCTCGCTCCGTTCAATCTTTTTTATACTTGTTTGGAGTGAATTTTTGTTTTGCTAATTGTTTTGCCATGCGCATTGAGTTTTCCAAAGAAATACGAATCATTTCTTTTGTATGTTCGTCTATTGGCTCGCCGTCAAACATTAACGCTTCATCACTGTTTTCTAATTGTTCTAGAGTTTTTTCCAAGTCACGAGCGATATCACGAGTATCTTTTTTTGTTAAATCAGGAAGTGTATTGGATACTCTCAATTCATCTTCTCGTCCTAATAAATAATCTGTTGTTACTCCTAAAACATTTGCTAAATCTTTTAGCATTTCGTTTGAGGGAGTGCTATGACCATTCTCATAGTTACTAATGGTGCCTTTAGTTGTATTTACTTTATTGGCTAATTCTTGTTGAGTGAGTTTACGTGTTTTACGTGTTTCTTTTAATCTTTGCTTCAACATTTTTAGCACCTCCCGTTAATAAAAAGTACAAATATATTGTACATTATATAGATGGAACATCAAAATTTGTACAAGAAAATTGTACAAATACATTGACGTACAAGAATCTTATACTTATAATAAAAGTACAAATATCTTATACAAGGAGCGAGACAGTGAACAAAAATATCAAGTTAATTAGATCCAGGAAAAAAAGTAAGTTAACGCAGCAAGATCTTGCAGGTAGAATGCAAGTTACAAAATCTACAATAAGTAATTGGGAAAATGGTTATAGTAATCCAAATCTTGAAAAAGCTATAAGGTTGGCTGTTATTCTTGGGTGTGATGTAAAAGATTTAATTTGATGTATATAAGTACAAGAATCTTATACTTTTGACTGGGAAGTAGGTGAGAAAATGCCATCAACTAACATGGCAGTACCAACAGATTCGTCGCATAAACATATAAAAAGCACTTCAAGAGGTGACACCATGAGCCAACAAGAAGAATATGCAGCGACTTATGAATTTGGAAAAACGAAAATCCATGTTGTGGCTCCTAAGCCAAAATCGCAAAAGGATATTGATAAACTCCTTCAAGCATATTACAAGGCTGGCTGGGCCATCATCAAAGAAATGCAAGTGAAAGAAAGCATTGAGGAATAGTTCCTCTCTTTTTACATGAATAATAGACAAGTTACGTATGTACTAAATTCATTATAGCCATTTGAAAACTAAAAATGGAGGCGAACAGATATGGGAACAAGCATATACTGCAATTCAGCAATAGGGGAATTATTACAGAATGCTAGAGAATGTTGTGACAATGTTCAGCTGAAAACGAAGAAAGGACTATCTAAGTACCTTGGCATTACACATGAACGCTTAACTCGTATTGAATCTGGACTTTCTAAACCAGAATTTGAGCTTGCGATGGATTGGTGTCATGCAACAGGAGCAAAGTTGAATCAACAAGCAATTAAACATATTTATGGTGTTGGGTTACCGCCTACAGATCCACGTTTAACTCAAGATGTGAATTTACAATTGATGAACTACATTAAACAGGCTGAAGAGGGGATTATAGCAGCGAAGGAAATCATGAACTTACAAGTCGCAACAAGGTCATGGAAGCTTGATGAAAAAAAGAAACATGAATACGCAGTTCATGCAAAAGAAATCTTCGATACAATCCAAGCTACTCAATGTGTAGTACAAGCTCTTGAGCAGGTTCATTTTGGCATTATGGAACAAATACAAAGAAGTTGGTTGCAAAAGGCTATGGCGGAGAATGTTATTGTTCAATCGGTGGATAGCTTAATGACTTTAACAAAGATGCTGTAAAGGAGGAAGGAAAATGACAGTAGATTATAAGCAACCTAGCTTAAGAGAATATAAGGAATTAATTCGCTATGATGCAAAACTAACTGGTGAAATTAAAATAGCGCAAATACTTGGTGAGGATTCAAATTCAGTTGAGTTAAAGCAAGAGAAGAAGTTAGTTGGAATTCGAATCAAAATTATTGAAGCATCATTCATTTTAAAACATAAATGGGCAAAAGAAAAAGCTACCGCCTGAGAACAGTAGCTGACAATATATTTTACAAAATAATTATATCATTATATTAATTTTTTGGGCAAGTCAGTGTACTTGTCGTTACGACTATTCGAGGAAAATTATACCAAAATAATAGGTTTTTAAATATTTTTATAAAAAATAGAAAAGCACTGTGCTTGTCGTTATGACCAGAAAGGAGATGTAATTTATGAACGATAAATACGATCGTCTTCATGATCTAGTTCTTCCAGGAGATTTTTCATTTGCTAATAAACTTCATAACTGTATGGTTGCATGTATTCATAACATGTTTAATGCAGAATCAACTGAAGAATCAAATTGCTGGGAAGAAGAACTGGAGCGATGTATGAAAGAATTTAAAATGCTTCGTGATACAAAAGAAGAACATGAGGCTTCGATGAGCTATCGTGTAGTGATTAAAGATTTAAGAGCAAGAGGAGTTAACGCTTCATTAGTAAGACGTAGAAAATAAAAAATCTATCACTTAGCAGAGTGATAGATAAATGGTTTTGCAAAAGATCTTAGGATTAATTATATCAAATTAGCATTCGTATAACAACGGGGTGTATTGCATGCTTTTAGACAAGTCATTACATAGAGTGTTGCTGAATCCTAAAGTGTTTCAACGAGCAACATCAACGCAACACTTAATTTACTTAGTAAACCAATATCTCAAAACAGGATATAAGAATTATCGCTTATTACGTGTAGAGGACGGATTTGCGATATGTAAACGGGAGGATGAATAATATGGCAGTTTATAGACCAGTACATGTTTCATTTTGGCAGGATTCATTTGTTTTAGATCTTACACCGGAGGAGAAGTATTTCTACTTATATTTGATGACAAACAGTAAGACGTCTCAATCAGGAATCTATGAGCTTCCACTTCGTATCATTGAAACTGATACAGGGTATAACCGCGAAACTGTTATGAAGCTATTAGAACGTTTTGTTGAGTATGGAAAAATTAATTACAACCAAAAAACAAAAGAGTTGTTCTTAATCAACTGGTTGAAATTCAATCCAATTAAAAATGTAAACATTGAAAAGTGTGTTTTAAAAGAAATTCAATCTGTAAAAGGTCAAGATTTTCTGGTTGATTTTTATGAAACATGTTTGCAATTAGAAAAAGAGCAAGATTTTAAAATTCCTCGTATTAAGGAGTATTTATCAGTCCGTTTGGAGGGGCTTATAAGGGGCTTCCAAGACCCTAGCAAGGAAGAAGAAAAAGAAGAAGAAAAAGAAAAAGAACAACAACAAGAAAAACGCGCAAGCGCGGAAGAAGTTGTTGAGGTTAATCCGATTTCTTTTTACGAACAAAACTTCGGACTGATTACACCTTTTATTGCAGATGGTATTCACGCTTGGATAGATGATTTAAATGCAGAGCTCGTTGTGAAAGCTATGGAAATTGCTTTAGAGAAGAATACGAGAAACATGAATTACGTAAATACAATTTTACGAGATTGGCACCTTAAGGGATTGAAAAAAGTAGCAGACGTTGAAGCCGCTGATAAAGCATTCCGTGCCCAACGATTAGCAAAACCGCAACAATCAACACAAGTACCTTATCAACAAAAAGGCTTATCGGAATCTACTAAAAACGTAATACAACAGCAAGAATCATGGGAACAAAACATTCCAACGGATGAAGAACTTGCAGCGCTTAATCAAAAAAGTGGGTGGATGGTTCAATGAGTAACGATATGATTCGTAACACAGAAGCTGAAAAAAGTGTTTTAGGTAGCATTATCCAAGAAGGCGATTTAATTAAAGATTGCCAGCTAAAGGCAAAACAGTTTTCTTTACCAACACACCAAGTGATTTTTAAAGCGATGAGAGAGTTGGAGGATGCTGAGGTTCCAATAGACCTTGTCGCTCTCATGGGGAAATTCGATGAAAGTTTTATGAATCAGATTGGCAGAATTGAATTCTTTGTAAACCTGACAGAAGTTGTAACAACAACTAAAAACTTCTCGTATCATGAAGGTTTAGTGATTGAAGCTTGGAAGATGCGACATGCTCAAGAGGTTGCTGGTAATTTATATAATTGTCTTCAGCATGAAAGAGATATGAGCGCTATTAGTACATCAATTGATGAATTAAGCGCCATTGAGGAGACGGGTTATTCAGATGAATTTAACCTAAAGGAAACCCTAGTCGATCTGTATAAGAACATGCAAATTGATGTAGGGGATTTAACCGGTATACCAACTGGTTATGACGACTTAAACAGAATGACCGCAGGATTGCAAGAAGGTGATTTAATTATTATCGGTGCCCGCCCTTCGATGGGGAAAACAGCATTTGTATTAAACATTGCATTCCATGCAGCAAGCGCTCATACAGCAACAGGGGTCTTTTCTCTAGAGATGGGCGAAGAACAGTTACTTAAGCGTATGATCTCAAGTACTGGAAATATAGATGCTACGAAATTAAAGAACCCTAAAAAGCTATGTAATTTAAAGGATTGGGAAAAGATTAGTCAGGCTATGGGCTTGATAAATGATTTACCATTAGAAATTTACGATAAAGCAAATGTAACGATGCAAGAGATTTACGCAAAGACTAGGAAATTAAAGCGTAAGTATCCTGATAAAAAGGTGCTAGTCGCAATTGATTACTTGCAGCTTATTGTAGGTGATTCGAAGCATAGAGGAAACCGCATGCAGGAGATTGGGGAGATTAGTCGCAAGTTGAAACTTATGGCAAGAGAGCTAAATGTATGCGTGGTTGCATTATCACAGTTAAGCCGAGCTGTTGAAAGCAGACAGGATAAACGCCCATTACTATCAGATTTACGTGAGAATGGTCAAATTGAGCAAGATGCGGACTTGATCGCATTCTTATATCGCGAAGATTATTACGACCGTGAAACAGAAAATAAAAACATAACGGAAATTATTTTAGCGAAACAGAGAAATGGCCCAGTTGGTGTGGTTGAACTAGCATTCATTAAAGAGTTTAGTAAGTTTGTAAATTTAGAGAGAAAGTTCAATCATCCACAGGAGGTCTAATCATGTTGTTACGTCAGGAAGTAGAGCGTAGAAAATTAGCAATCATTCGTAAATTATTGGGATTTGGATTATCAGAAATTAATGGACGAACATTAGATCAACTAACACTAACGCAGCTAGAGGGAGTATTAATCGCAAGTTTGCAGGTATTGGAGGGAACACATGATGCCAAAGCAACTAACAATCTTTGATATGGAACCAGTTGTATCATTTGATTCTAAGAAAGCTCAGATACATCGCTTGAATTCAAAACTACGGTATGCAGATGTAGTTGTACAAATACCACGTCAAGCCAAAGCGATTGATGAATTAAAAGCAACGACAGCGCCTGATGAGCGGTATGAATTATTTGAGGATTATACAATTGGGATTTGGCGTTATAAGCGAGTGGAGGATAAACAATTTGTATGGGAAGAAGCTGAAGAGATATGTAAGCGAGCAAGGGATAGCAAAGAGCCGGTTCCAATACGGCTGCATTTATCCCTTGAACAAGTATTTGTTCCAGAAAATGTTGTGCAATATTTGTAGACAAATAAAAAAAGCCGAGACTACTCCCGACTTACTTCGACAAAGTAATTATAACACATTTGGGAGTGGTTTCGGTGGCGATTATTAAAGAAGATATTGCAGAAATGAGAGCGGAAATAGATTTGAAAATAAACGGAATATATGTTGTTAAAAATGGTCAGATCCAACTAATAGAGCCACCTCAAGGTGGATTTGGTGAACAATCATTTGTATATCAAAGTGGAAAGGTAATTCGTATGGAAGAACGAAAAACACAGTTACTTTAATCAAATTTGAATTTTATTAAAAAATTGGACTAAAAGCATCGATAATGAGGTGGGAAAAAGAGCATCATCACTGAAATAAAAAAGCCCTGCACACAGGTCGTATAAAAAGATACCTTAGCAATAACGACGATTAGGGGGACGTATTAGCTAAGGTATCTGTATAGGTGATTGCATACTAAGTATGCAATCAGGAGCATTGTTGAATGTATTGGGTTATTCAACACGTTTAGAATAACGCGAAATTTCTGTTAACTCATCCGGTAAATTTATCCTAAAAATATTCGGCAGGATTTTTAAGTCTAAAATATGTTCATAAATTATAACAAAAGCGTTATTTGGGAGAAAAGAGGTGAGATGATGATTTTCGGCAATGGATTTACCCGTATGCTACTCGGAATCTGGTTATGGCAACTAATAAAATGGCAAGGTCCTGCATTCTTAATCGGATTAGGAACAGGATGGGTTATATGGGGATGACTTTAAACAAAATAGTTAATTTAATAAAAAAGCAGTTAGCTTTCGCTAGGCTGCTTTGCTCCCTAATGGAGTTCTCGTTATGTGATTTAGATGAAGATACTACCTACTAGGAATAAAGCTCCTAGCAAAATTAGAGAATCAACTAAAATCAAGAACTGGTTTTTCTCTGGCTTTTTCAATTCCTTTATTAAGCTAAAAACTGCACTCAATCCGAAACAAATGTATAACAAAATCATTATTGTTTCTGACATAATTAACACTCCTAATATATTGATAACTTAATTATATAACGAAAAGCATATACATGTAAGTTTTTAACAAAATCCTTATTTAAATAGAAAATGACAGCTGAAATGTCAAGGATGTATCAGCTGTCAATGGAATAGGTATTAACTTTTATTATTAGGTTTTTTAGTTGGCAGTTTTGCTCTTATTTCTAGAAGAGATTGTACCAAATATTGCTCCAGACATTGCTCCAATTAAAGTCATAAAAATTGCACTCCATGCTGCAAATGACATAATTACACCTCCTAATAATAAATTGTTGCAACTATATATTTTATTATATATAAATTTATTAATGTAAGGTAGGGAAAAGTTTAGAAAACTAAACAAAATCGTTATTTCATAGTAAATAAAAAAGAGCACTTTTGCAATGTGCTCTTAATCAGAAAGATGTTATGTGTAAATATGTACTAGATTTTTGGTGAATTGCTTTTTTTACGGTGATCTTTGTCTTCAATATCAGTTTCAGGCATTCCATATAATCCGTTCATAGTCTGTTCATCTAAATCAAGACCAAGCACATTATTATTTGTCACATCATTTTTTTCTTTTTTAGAGTTATTCATATATATCACCTCCTATTTTTAGGATGTCTAAAAGTGACATAAACATTCAAGGTTTGTTTCATGATAAAAACTTCATTTTAGAGCAAAGGGGAGTTGGGGAATGGAGTTAAAGGAGTACGCCATTTATAAGGGTGAATCACTAATATGTATTGGAACTGTACAGGAGTGCGCTCAACATTTGGGCGTACTTCCTAAGACAATACTCTTTTATAAGACACCAGCTTATAGAAAGAGAGTGGACAGCAGAAAGAAAGCTCGTAATTATTTAACTGTTACGGCGTAAGATGAGGATTAATACAAAAATTTCATTTTGTAGAATAGATGAAACTAAAAAAGAGCACTTACTTACGGTGCTCTTTAGGGGAAAAGTGAAATGTTGAAAAGTAGATTAGGGTTTCTTGCTTCGAAATAATATATGACCATTTCAACGTAATGTGAAAATGAATCACTAATGCTAAATACTTGTTGAAAAAAGAATCCTTTCTAGATTATTGACTGCCAGAGCTTCAAGGAATAATTAATTTAACTTTTCAATTACAATTGAAGCATTTATATTGGTTTGTGTTCCACCCGCTAAAGTCTGCAAAGTAACTGCAGCAGCGGAAGTATGATTATTAAGGGTAAGAATATCACCTGCGGCTAAATTGAGAACTGTTTGCCCATTGTTTTGTTGAGTACCTGCACCTGATCCATAAACGGAGTTGGTAACGGGAGCCCCATTTAAAAAGAGGGCAAATTGATTAGGCTCAACTCCTGATACAGAAAAAGAAATTTTATAATCTCCAGCATTAATAACTGTCATCTGAGAAGTTCCAAGAGTATGAGTAAAACCGGATGTGATTTTACCGTGTGAATTAAAAAGAATAGGTGCTTCTAATGCAACAACTTGAGCTACTGTATTGAAAACATAAGCATACTGGGATAAACCAGATGTTGTAAGTCCAGAAGGCCCGGTTGATCCAGTAGATCCTGTCGCTCCAGTTATTCCGGTTGGCCCAGTTGGTCCTGGAGGTCCACCTGAAGGTCCTGTTGCTCCAGTTATTCCGGTTGGCCCAGTCGGTCCTGGAGGTCCACCTGA